ACGGGCATCTCCAACGTCAGCGACGGGTCGATCACGACCACGTACACGGAGATCGACAAGACCAAGTCCGGCGACACCGAGCGGACGATTCTGCGCGGGTGGGCCGAGCAGACGCTCGACCTGACCTGCATCGACGCGCCGGGTGTGACTGTCGGCAGCGTCGTCGTCGTCAGTGCCACCGGGGCCAACGGCCACAACCTCTCTTCCGTGAAGTTCTTGGTCACGAGCGTCAGCCAGTCCGAGCCGCTCGACGACAAGGTCACCTTTTCCGTTTCTTGCACCCGCGGCGTCCAGTAAGGAGCATTCCACATGGCAGTAGCTCTCGGTCGGGACGGCGGCGCACCAACGGGCGGCAACGGCGCGACGGGCGTTATCGCGGTGACGTGGAACCAAGAGTCGACCGCGATCGACGTGTCGCACCGCGGGATCGTCAACGCGAGCGGCATTTCCTACAAGGCTGCCACGGGCGGATTCATTACCCGCACCGCCGAGATCGAGTGCCTCGACGCCACGGCGGTGATGACCTCGCTGGCGTCGGCCGGCACCGGCTACATCGTCACCAACGTCTCGGAAAACCGTCCGCTCGACGGGCCGGTCACGTTCACGCTGACGGCGAAGAAGACCTCCTGACCACGAGGGGGCGGCATGGCGATCTCTCTCGGGCGTGACGTTGTCGTAACGTGGGACGGCGTGACCGTTCCCGGCGTCCGCGACGTGCAGGTGAGCGTTACCGGCACCACCCGCGAGATCACGCCGTTCGGCAGCCGGGCGACGATCTCGTACCACACCGGCTACGGGGTGTCGATCAGCATCGACACAATCGACGACGCCGCGGCAACGACCGCTATCGCGGCGGCCATTGCCGGCACGGAGATCGCTGTCGTCACCAACGGCTACTCGTTTTCGGCGGTCGTCGCCAACGTCTCGGATTCCATACCGCTTGATGACAAGCGGCAATGGTCGATCCAGATGACCAAGACCCAAACAGGACTCCGCACATGAGAGAGTTTCGGGATGACCAGGGCCGTCCGTGGTACGTGTCGCTGACCGTGTCGTCGGCGAAGCGAGTCAAGGATTCGGTCCTCGTGGTACTGCCGCCAAAGTCGGCCGACGAGCCAGCCCCGACCGAGGCCGTGCCGTTCGACATCATCGACGCCGGCGAGATCGCCAGGACGTTCCAAGTCTTGCGGTCGAACTTCTCCGCTCTCGGCGACACGCTGTGCGCGATCCTGCTGCCGCAGGTCACCGAAAAGGGGCTGACGAAGGAGCAATTCCTCGACGGACTCAAGGGCGAGTCGCTCGAGCAAGGAGGGCTGGCAGTCGAAGAGGAGCTAGTCGCTTTTTTCCCCCCGCGCCTCCGCAGCGCGATCGCGGCTCTGTCAGCCAGGATGAAGGAGCTGGCGGATCAGATGATCGACAACGCGGAGGCGGCTATTCGGGCACCTGGGCCGTCGTCTGGGAGTGCGTTGGCATCACCGGACTCGACCCCGACAACCGCACCCTCCGAGAGCTGACGGCGGCGCGTGACGCTCGCCTGGAATCCGACTGGTGGCACACGGCACAGCAGATGGCCCAATTCGCCAACGCTAACCGTGGGCAGGGCAAGCCGGCGATCGACGCATCGAAGCTCAATCCGTTCAGCAAGGCACCGCCGCCCCCGAAGCGAGAAGCAACGCAGGAAGACCTTGAAGCCTTGTTCGGTCCCGCCGGAGGCTAGTCCATGAGTGCATCAGCAGTCCGCGGCGGTCAGGTCTACGTCGAGATCGGGGCGAATCCGTCGAAGTTCCTGTCGGCGCTCTCCACGATAAACACGAAAATCGCCGATGTCGGCATGACGCTGGAGTCTGCCGGCATGGGCATGGCGGCGATCGGGGCGGCGATTGCCGGTCCGATCATGGCCGTTGGCGGCGCGTTCGTCGAGCGAACCGCCGAGATCGAGAACATGCAGCGGTCGCTCAAGGACGTGGGCAACGCTGTCGGCGAGGCCGTCGCGCCGGCGTTTGTCGGCATCGCCAACGTCGTCGCCGGTGCCGCGAAGGCCGTCGCCAAGTTCGTCCGCGACAACGCGGCTCTCGTCCGCCTGGCGGTCGCGGTCGGCGGCTACTTCACGGTCTGGGGAACGGCGACATACGCCCTCGGCTTCGCCATGACAACGCTTTCCCGCACGATCGCGGCGTCCATCGGGCCGGTGAGCGGCTTTCTCGGAATGGTGAAGGGTGCGGCGATCGCTGTCGGGGCGTTTGCCACGAGCGGGCCGGTGCTGGCGGCCGTGGCGGTCCTCGGCGGGCTGGCAGCCGGGGCGGCTCTGGCCGGCGTGGACTTCCGCAAGCTGGCCGGCGTGATCGGCAACGCCTTCGCCAACCCGATTGGCAATCTCACGGCCGTCTTCGGTGATCTCCTCGGCACCGTCAATCTCACCGTCGAAGGCGTCTACCGGGCGATCGCGGCCGGCGACCTCGCCGGGGCCGTCGATGTGCTGTGGGCCGGGTGGGCCGCGGCGTGGGCGAGGGGCGAGCAGGCGATCATGGGATCGCTCGACCCGTGGATTGAGGCCGTGCAGAACGTCTTTTCGGACATGGGCATCGGCATGGCCGCCATGTGGGACCAGATGTGGACGGACATGGCCACTTCGGAGTGGGGCGGCTACATCCTCGGCGCGCTCGACAACGTGCTCAATTCGATGGTGGCGTATTGGGACACCACGACCGGGCTGATTCAAAAGGGTTGGACGGAGATGTGGCGGCGGATGGGCCGCGTCTCCGACGAGGCCGCCGCGGCGGAGTTCGCCCGCATCGACGCCGTCAACGCTGCCAACGCCGAGCAGCGCGGCCGCGACCGGCCGGGCTTTGCCGGCCGGACCGGGCTGACCGACGAGCAAAAGGCGCAGATGCAGCAGGACAGCCGCGACCGGCAAGCGGCGATGTCGGAGGAAGCGGACCGGCTTCGGCGTGAGCGTGCCGGCCGGACGGCTGCCAACGTCGGCACCCGTGCCCAGGCAGTGGCGGAAGCCAACAAGAATCTCCAAGACCAAGTCAATCGGTTTCCGGTGCCGAACGCTGTCGCCAATCCAGAGTCGTCGATGAAGGCGACCACCACGGCGCAGTTCGGGGCGGCAGGACTCAGCCAGATGGGGGCCAGCTCGATCCCGGCGCAGCAGCTCGACACCCTCAAGAAGATCCGCGAAGACCTCAAGGCGGCCGCGATGGCCGGACAGGTGGGCGTCTAATGGCACTGACATGGATCGAAGACAGCAGCTCGAGGTCGTCAACGATCTTCCGTCTCGGGCGGAAGGACGCGAGCACTCGTACCCGCGTTTTCAACGTCTTCGGCACCACCAACGAAGACGCTCTGCACGCCTCGGCAAACCAACAGATCACCGCCCAGTATCAATACTGGCAGTACCCAGGCCAGCCGACCGTACGGCTGCGATCCGAGTCCTACAGCGTCGAGTACCAGGGCGATGATTGCTGGAAGGTGACGATCGCCTACGAAAAGATCGGGGCCGACGATTCTTCGCAGGTGGCACCGCTCAAGCGGGCGCGGTCGTTCGACACGACCGGCGGCACCCGGCACGTGACCAACGCGCTGGACATGAACAACGGCGACGTTGGCGAGCGAAAGTACGGGCCGGGCGGGCTCGACGACGCGGCTTCGTTTAAGGGTGCGATCAACGTTGATGACAACGGGGTAAACGGCGTCGATATTGTCGTTCCTGCCCTGTCGTGGACGGAGTCCTACGACGTGCCTTCAAGCTACGTCACCAACGCCTACATCAAGAATATTGCCTCGCTCACAGGCAGCGTGAACAAGGAGGCTTTCCGTTCGTTTCAGCCGGGGGAAGTTCTGTTCGTTGGGGCTTCCGGCACGCACGAGTGGGACGAGCAGCGCGGCTACGGTCCGTGGTCGCTTTCGTTCAAGTTTGTCGCCAGCCCCAACGTCGGGCAAACGCTGCCGAAGGCGAAGATCGGCGACATCGCCAACGTCGAAGCTTACGGGCACGAAGTGGTGTGGGTGCGGTATGCAACGGACGCAGACGCCGCGAAAAATCAGCTCGTCCGGCTGCCGGTGGCGGTTTACTGCAACCGCGTCTATCCCGACGGAGACTTCTCAAAGATCGGGATTGGTGTGGCATGAGCGACGGCGCACCGAACCGAATCAAGCCGGGTCCGCTTCGCGGGCAGATATCCGCCCGTGCGTGGAACCGCGCCCAGGACTCCGCGGACATCGTCCTCGGCGATCGGTACGGGCAGGCCGGCGAGCCTCAGACCGACGGCCCCAAGCCCTACACCCCGATCCTCGCCCGCAACTCGACCACCGGCACCGTCAACCGCTGGGGCGTCCTCTCCGTCGCAGGCGTCGTCTTCACGCCCTCGGGTGCGACCGGCAACGCGACGCAGCAGTTTCAGGATCAGCCGGTGCTGAGCGGCGGCTTGCCGACAGGCGGCTCGTCGTTCGTGGTGGCGGTCGAGCCGATCGCGGCCGGGAAGATCGGGCGAGTCGCGGTGGCGGGCGTCGTCCAAGCCAAGATCAACGTCGTCAGCGAGTCTGACACGTTCGCCACGGCGAAGGACGGCGACCTCACGCAGCTCTCTTCGGCGTCGAGCGGGGAAGCTCAGATTCTCTGGAAAGAGTCCGGCACCGGGGCGAGCAAGTGGGCCATCGTGCGGTTCGGCGGGGCGGGCGGGGCGTCGATCCGGCTTGGCAAGGTGACGGGCACGTGGTCGAAGAACGCGACGGCGAGCGTCACGCACTGGAAGGGCGACGGCTCGGCGGCTGTCACCGGGGCCAGCGGGCCGGCGAAGTTCATTGCGATCAACCGGGCGCAGACCGTGACGGGGCCGACCGGCGGGTATTGGGTCGGATGCGAGAGCATCGACGGGACTTGGCACCTTGAATGGGCGGAGTGCGTGTAATGCTGCTTGGGGGAAAAGGCGGCTGCCAGCAATGCACGTGCGTCCCGTGCGACGAATGCACCCGCACATGCACCGAGCCGCACACCGGCACCGCGTT